TTTTATCTCAGATGATAAAACTCTATTAGGTACAGTAGAATCCGCAGAGAAAGATTTCCCAAATGGTGAATTTGGTATCTATACAACATCTCAAATGAAAGCACTATTAGGCGTAGTAGAATCAAACGTAGATGTTGCAGCACAAGATTCGTATCTTACGTTTTCGGATAAAGGTACATCAGTAAACTATATGTTGGCTGACTTATCAGTTATTCCAGTAGTTCCAGATTTAAAGCAAGTACCACCATTTGATTCTGAAATTACTTTGGATGATGAATTTACAAATAGATTCATTAAATCTAAAGGAGCACTTAACGAATCAGATACATTTACATTTACTTGTACAGGTGGTAAAGGTGAGGTTGTATTAGGGTTTTCAACTATTAATACAAATAGAATCTCTATGAATGTAGAGTGTAAATGTGAAACTGATATAAAACCTATTTCGTTTTCAGCAAAATACCTAAAAGAGATACTAATGGCGAACAAAGGTTCTAAATCAGCAACTTTGAAAATAGCATCAGCTGGATTGGCTCATGTTAAGTTCGAACGAGATGGATTAGTTTCATCATATTATTTAGTAGAAATTAAATAGTTTGGTAAAACCAATTCTTTTTCGTATATTTACAAATAATAATTAAAAACAATTAAGTATGGATTTTTGGGATGCAGAGCCGGAGAAACCTAAATTTGATTTTGAGAAGCAGAAGAGTGAGTTAATCCAAAATATGGATTATCTCGCTACCATGTCGGTTCAAGAGCAAGTTTTGTATAAGAAGTGGGTAGAATTACAGGATGTTAAAATGATTAGGGATAAATCTCAAATCGCAGCAATGTATGATACTCAATGGGCTCCGGCTGATATTAACAATTTGGAACAAACTATTAAAGAGATTGAAGAGTTAGAACCTTATGTTGAAATTTTGGAAGATACCAAAGAGGCAGCTAAATGGACATATGCTAGACGTATGATTCATTCTATGGATTTTACTGCTAATCCCGGTCGTAATGTTAAAATCAATGTTAAAGATAAAAAGAGTGGTAAACTCTTAGGACAAATATCATTAGCATCAGATGTAACATCAATGGCAGTTAGAGATAACTACATTGGTTGGACTAAGGATGATAAGTTTAAGAAAGGAAAGCTAAACCATACTACAATTGCATCAACTATTGTTTGTACACAACCATTAGGTTATAATTTCTTAGGTGGAAAGCTCGTTGCTATGATGACAACAGTTCCAGAAGTAAGAGAATTTTGGAAGAAAAAGTATGGACAGACTTTGATAGGTGTTGGTACAACTTCATTATATGGGATTCATTCTCAATATAATGGAATTCCTCACTTTAAAACATTAGGTGAATCAGCAGGAAAGATTTCTCTTAAACCTGATGATAAGTTCTATGAACCTTGGCATCAACATATTAAAGAAGAACATGCCGAATGGTATGAAACCGCAATCACTAATGAACGAATTCGTAATGGTGCTAGTATGGGTACTGGTGAAGGAGCTAGTGGACCTGTAAGTGGTATCAAACAAAAGATTCTTGGAAAGATTTTCAAAGAATGTGGTATCAAACAATCAGCTTACCACCACGGATTTAAACGTGGAGTATATCTTGCTATGATGTACGATAACGGACAGGCATTCTTACGTGATGAAATTGAAGAATCTGAATTGGTGATGAAAAAGAAGTTTGAGGATGGAGTTCCTTATATTAATAATTGGTGGAAGAAGAAAGCTATCAAACGTTATACTAAACTACATTCAGAGGGTAGGTTAAAACCTGAACATTTATTCTATTTAGAAGCAATTGGAATGAGTTGGGAAAAAATGAAGGAAACTTACTTAAAAGAAATAGGAAGATAAAATTACAAATATGATTAAAAAAGAACACCACTCGTTATATGTGGAAAAATATAGGCCTGACAGCTTAGAAGGGTATGTTGGTAATCAACATATCATAGAGAAAGTAAAGATTTACATTGAGAGTAATGATGTACCCCACTTGTTACTATACGGACAAGCTGGAACAGGTAAAACAACTCTTGCTAAAATCATTACAAACCAAATCGATTGTGATTTGATGTATATTAACGCATCTGATGAAAACTCAGTTGATGCAGTTCGTGATAAGATTCGTGGATTTGCATCATCAATGGGATTCAAAGAGTGGAAGATTGTAATACTTGATGAAGCAGATTACCTAACACCAAACGCACAAGCTGCTCTTCGTAATCTGATGGAAACATTCTCCAGAACGACACGATTCATTTTGACTTGTAACTATGTAGAGAAAGTGATTGACCCTATCCAAAGTAGATGTCAGACATTTGGGATTACACCACCATCTAAAAAGGAAGTAGCTATGAGATTGAAACAAATCTTAGATATGGAAGAGGTGAAGTATGAAATGTCTGATTTAGCAATCTTAGTGAATAGTGGATACCCTGATATTCGTAGAGTTTTAAACGCAGCTCAACGACAAGTGGTAGGTAATGAATTAAAGATTGATAAAACATCAACTATTCAGGCCAACTATATGGATGAGGTACTTACTGTATTACAATCAAATGGTAGTGTTAAAGATTCTTTTACTAACGTAAGAAAGATTATAGCTGATTCAAAGGTAAGAGATTTTACACCATTTTACAGATTTTTGTATGATGAAGTAGATAACTATGCAAATGGTAAGATTGGTAGTACAATCTTAAATATAGCAGATGCTCAATATAAGGATTCGGCAGTAGTAGATAAAGAAATCTCAGTAATGGCTATGTTGTTAGAAATAATAACTGACATTAGAAAATAAAAGTAAATAAATTAGGATATACGGAAAAGAATTCGTATATTTGTGTAAACAATAAGTAAATTAAATTAGTAAACAATAAACAAAAGTAGTATTATGACAAATTCAAATGAAATTTTCGAATCAATTAAAGAATTATATACAGAATTCGAAGCAGAGCACAACGGTACAACAAAGGCATCTAAAAGTAGAGCTAGAAAAGCTATCGGAGAAATCAAAAAGTTAGTAACTGAGTACAGAAAGCTATCAGTAGAAGAATCTAAGTAATTATGGCAAAGAAGAGTGGAAAAGTGATTGGTATGAACCAATCACCACCTGCACCTAAAATGCAGTTAGACCCAACAAAGTTGGACACCGTTCGTTGTGAAGAATGTGATGGTATATTCTTCAATGAGGTAACGATGTATAAAGTAGTTCCTGCAGTACAAGCACCTAATGGTCAGAAATCAATGTTACCTATTCCGGTACAACGATGTGCTGATTGTGGTAATGTATCAGAACAATTTTTACCAAAAGAGTTATTACCTTAATGGCGAAAAAAGCAAGTACAGGTATAAAAGCAAAATCCATATTCGACCACTTAGCTGGTATAAAGGAAAAGAAAACATCTTGGGAATCTTTAACAGATATGGACAAGAAGTCATTCAGCCCCTTTATAATCAACCGATGGTTAAGTATGAATATGGATTTGCTACCTATTGTTAATATTCTCCAAAAGTACACAATCGGACTTCTATCTGCTAGAGATACCTACAAAGTATATTTAGATTTCCTACCTAATAAGAAAACGTTTGATAAATACATCAAAGGTAAATCTGATGGGAAATATAATAAAGATATGTTAAAGTATCTATCTACTTGGTATGGTGTTTCTCAGAGAGAGGTTATCGATTATATGGAGCTCCTACCGAAGCAGGAGGTTTTGGATATATTAATGAAGTATGGATTAACAGATAAAGAATCTAAAAAACTATTAAAAAAATGATGAGAAATAAAAACGTATTAGTAGATATGCTGAGAACATCAGCAATGGCTGATAAAGCAAAAGCACTACTTTCATTAGATTTGTTGGAACACCGAGCCGTAGGGATTGGTGACCATTCAACTGGAGATTTCTATAAAAACGCTGAGGAAGCTCTTGTGTTATTGGTAGATGCAGATGATAGATTAACGGCATTGGATAAGTATTTTAATCCAAATACAATTTCCAACGATGGTAATGAAAGCAAAACTCAATTAAATGGATAATGTTGTATTAAAAATGGAGAATATTAAGGAATCAAAATCGAAAGTAGTTCATAGAGGTGAGAGGGAATACAAAGCCAATATGGGTGATAAAACCCTAACTGCAATTCAGCATTGTGAAGAAACATATCCTATAATGATGGAAGAGTACAAACGTATTATGTGGGACCAATATGAAACGTTTTGCAAGAAACAAAGAAACTACGGTCCAGGTAACATATCAGTAGGTACTGATTTAAG